CAACTTCTTGGGGAACTTACAATGGTTATTGGCCATTGGAAATCAACCTCAATAACAACGATGCTACATTTGGTGGTAATGTAACCGCAATCTACTCAATGTATGCAGAGACATACTATGATAGAAACGATAGTGGATATTATGTAAATCCTGCTGGATTCTCTAACTTTGGACAATCTAATGGACCTGTTATGCAGATAACCAAAACGGGTTCTGCACCAGGAAATAATATGACGATGCTTGTACGGAATCAGTATGGTAACCACTCTTGGGGTATTACCGCTGAATTTAGAGTAGAAGCTAGTGGTGGTGGAGATAGACCATCTATTTTATTCTCATCTGGATACAATAGTAGAACTTGGTCTGTTGGATATGGATATAACGATGATAACTTCCGTATCAACACAAACCACGGACATAGAAACGGAAGTTGGGGTTCAACCAGAATGTTGATTGACACTGGTTCAACAACATATTTCTACGATACAATCCGATTCCCATTTGCATATGACCAAAACAATACTGGTTACTATATGGATATGGATGGTACATCCCGTACAAACTATATCGTAGGTAACCGAATAAAATTAGTTAACAATGTTAACAACGAACCTCGTTGGGATTTCTCCGCATATGTAGTTGAAGCACAACATTGGTATGGTAACTACTCAACTCAAACAATGTATTTGGGTGAAAGTAATGTGGTATATATGCCGGATATCCGACCATACATTATGTATGATAGGAATGATACTGGATACTATATGGACCCTAATAGTACATCCAGAACCGCATATACCTTATCAAATGATACTCGTATCATTAACGATTTGTATTTGGACCAACAATATGGTTCTCAGACAGTAGGTGTTTACTCTTCATATAGATTGCAAGGTGTATTTGCAATGGGTAGCTCTTATATGTTACCAAAAGCTGGTACATCTACTGGTAACCTTTATGGTATGGCTTGGTCACACCCTAATGCAGGTGGTGTAGCAGCTAACTTGAATGACCACGGTTTATTGATTATCAATAATGGTGGATTCCGAGCAGCTATTTCATCTAGAATTGTAGCATCTTCTGATGTTAGGGGTACTTTATTCTATGATTATAATGATACTGGATACTATGTAGACCCTAACTCTCAACACGGAACAAATATCAATGGTCTTACTGATAGAAGTAGGGCTATGACTGGTCTTTCGGGTAGATACTCATATATGAGACCTCAAATTACAGGTAATACCAGCTATTGGACTGGTAATTTTGGTTGGGGCTCATATACTTTCAACGAAATGTTGGGATGGGGTTCTGGTTTCATTGATAGCTGGGGTTCAACTGGTGCACAAAATAGACCTGGTGATACATCTCACCACGTAGGTATCCAAACATTCCACTGGTCAAGCGGAAGTAACGCTTATGGGTGGCAGATGATTGGTGGTGTAAACGAAAACTTATGGTGGAGATATTCTTGGAACTCTCCATCTGGTTGGTATAAGATTGCGATGTATGGTAACAACTCATCAACAAGTTCGTTCTACGCAACTATTTACTATGATTCAAACAACACCGGATATTATTCAGACCCGAATGGTGGTTCTCGTCTAAACGAAATTTACTTAGACCAGGGTTACAACTACGGATGGTGGAGAAACTACAACTCAACGGGTCTTTATAACCAAACTTGGGGTAGAGGTATTTGGGCAGCTGAAGCTGGTGGTAACTCATATGGTAACTACACAACTTATGATAGTGGTAGAAACGGCTGGGCTGGTTGGGGTATCGGTTCTCGTTATGTATTCATGTCAACAAATGGAGATAATGTAGGTGTACATGATAACTCCAGAGGTTGGGTATGGTACATGAGTGGTGCTGAAATGAATATGTATTATGCTGGTAGCCGCCGGATGGTTACTGTTAGTTATGGTGTATATGTTGATAACTCTTTACGAATTGGTGGAGATGCAAGAGCACCAATCTTCTATGACCAAAACGATACAGGGTACTATTTAGACCCTAACTCAACATCGAACAATGCACTTCGTATGAGAGGTGGAGCATTATTTGGACCAAACTCATCATGGGGTAGATATTTGTATGTTGGTGGAAATGGTAATGTATCAAGTGAGGCTTGTGTTGCAGCTACGAATGGTAACCTACACTTAGATGCACGTTCTGGATATAGTACATACATAAACTGGTATGTGGGTGGAACAACCTATATCAATGGTACTTTGCAGGTTAACTTTATGTATGATAGAGATAACACTGGGTACTATTGGGATGGTAACAGCACTTCTAGAATGTATAGAACAAACTATGATTATGTTTATTCTTACAACTGGATTTACGCACAAAGTGATATTATCGCATACTACTCCGATGAAAGATTAAAAACTAAGTTGGGTAACATTGAGAATGCATTGGATAAAATCACCAAATTAAATGGATTCTACTATGTTAATAACGATTTAGCAAAATCAGTTGGATATACAAATGAGAAGCAACAAGTCGGTTTATCGGCACAAGAAGTTCAAAGCATACTTCCTGAAGTTGTAACGATTGCACCATTCGATACATTGTTCGATGAGAATGAACAACCAATCGGTTCTAAATCTGGCGAAAACTACTTAACTGTAAACTACGATAAGATTGTTCCATTGTTGGTTGAGGGTATTAAAGAGCAAAACGAATTAATTAAATCACAACAACAACAAATTGATGAGTTGAAAGAGATGATTAAATCGTTAATGAAATAAATGTGATATTTATTTATAATACTTAAAAGAAAAAATCTAAAATTATCTTTTGGGGATTTTCTTTATATTTATATGTGTATTTGATATTTTAGTCAAAAAAAACTTATTGGAGAAAAAATAATATGGCAGAAAGAATTGTATCACCTGGAGTATTCACAAGAGAAAATGACCTTTCATTCTTGGCTCAGGGAATCGGAGAAATAGGAGCAGCAATCGTAGGACCTTTCAAAAAAGGACCAGCATTCGTTCCAACAATCATTAGAACACAATCTGAATTTGAGGACAAATTTGGAACACCTGATGGAACTTACTATACGGAGTATGCAGTACAAAACTATCTTAGAGAAGCTGGTACTGTTACTGTTGTTAGAGTAATGAATGTAGGTGGTTACTCTCAAGTAACACCAATTGGTATCGCAGTTTCTGGTTCTACTGGTTATAAATTAGTATCAACTCTACATTCAACCGCAGCTGGTGATGAAGAAGTTGGTTTTGGTGCATTCACCATTACCGATGGAACTGCTTCTGGTTCGTTTGTTGTTAGTGGTAGTGGAATTGGTGAAGTATCTTCATCTATCAAACCAGCTGACAATAATGATGTAGCTGATGTATTTGGTGAATCACCATTTGGTTCTAAGCACGGATATGTTTATTCATTCTTTGAGAATGTAGCATCTCAATCAGTAGCTGACCACGATGATACAAATGGTTGGGGATTAGATGTTTCAGCTGTTGCACTTGCAACTCAAGAATTCGGTGATGCATCTTACGCAACTACTCCATATGTAAAATCACAACTTATCTCTAACGAAAGATTTGATTTGTTCCGTTTCCACACTTTAGGATATGGTAACAATGAGAACACTAGATTTAAGGTTTCAATCTCCAATGTAAAAGCAGCAGGTGAAGATGGTGGTACTGACTACTCAACTTTCTCTGTAACAATTCGTTCATTCGCTGATACTGATAAAAGAAAATCAGTATTGGAAACATTTAATAATGTAAACTTAGACCCATCATCTCCAAACTTTATCGCTAGAAGAATCGGTGATAGATATTTAACTATCGATTCAAATGGTAAAATTACTGAAAATGGTGATTGGGTAAATAACTCAAAATATGTAAGAGTAGAAGTTGTAGCACAGGGACAATATCCTGTATCAGCAGCACCTTTCGCTCATGGAGCATACACTAACCCAATTTATGTAGGTGGAACTGAAACTTTAGTACCAGCTGTTGTTTATCAAACAGCATCTTCTGGTAATACTGCTGGTTCTCCAATCTACTACGCTGGTTTCGATTTCGAAACCGCTGGTGTTAAATTGGATAACGCTAACTATTTGGCACCACTTCCTAACAACGCATCTACTGGTTCAAATGTGGACTTCGGATTTGATTCTCAACTTTCTTACGAAATGAGTGGTTCAGATTCTTCTGATATGGTTAAGAGACAATTCTCATTAGCATTCCAAAGTGGATTCGATGGACAATCTCCAGCAATTAGAATCGCTAAAGCTGGTGATAACGATTGGGGAGTAGCAAATACGCAAGGATTCAATTGTTCTTCAGCAACCGCTAGTGGTTCAGTAGCATACACTAAAGCATTAAACGCAATTTCTAATCCTGATGAGTGGGATATCAATATGTTGGTAACTCCAGGTATCGTAAGAAGCTTACACCCATCAGTAACTACAAAAGCAATTGATATTGTTGAAGATAGACAAGATGCATTCTACATCGCTGATTTCAACGATTTCGATGATACAATCGCTGAGGCAACCACACAGGCAACCGCAGTTGATTCAAACTACGCAGCAACTTATTACCCTTGGGTTAAGACAGTTGATACGAACACTAACAAATTAGTAACTGTTCCACCATCAGTATTGATGCCAGCTGTATTCGCAGCAAATGACGCTATCGCAGCTGAATGGTTCGCACCTGCTGGTTTGAATAGAGGTGGTATCGTAGGAGCAGTTTCGGTTCTTAATAGATTGACACACTCTGAAAGAGATACTTTATACGAAAACAAAGTAAACCCAATCGCAGCATTCCCTGGACAAGGTATTGTGGCATTCGGACAGAAAACATTGCAAGATAAATCATCAGCATTGGATAGAATCAATGTAAGAAGATTGTTAATCACTGTTAAGAAGTTCGTAGCATCTACTTCTAGATTCTTAGTGTTCGAACAAAACACCGCTCAGACAAGAGGTAAATTCATCAATACCGTACAACCTTACTTAGAGGGTATCCAACAAAGACAAGGTTTATACGCATTCAAAGTGGTAATGGATGAAACCAATAACACACCGGATGTAGTTGATAGAAACATTTTAGCTGGACAGATTTTCCTACAACCAACTAAGACCGCTGAATTCATCGTAATTGATTTCAACATCTTACCAACTGGAGCATCGTTCTCAGCATAATTAAAAATAACAAAAACTAATATTTATTAGTATATAAAGGAGAAAATAACAAAATGGCAGAAGTATTAGAATTTAACGAAATGTTCTTCACCAACTTCGAACCGAAGATGAAGAATCGCTATATTATGGAGATTGATGGTATTCAATCTTACTTAATCAAAACAGCGGCAAGACCTTCAATCAATTTCGAAACTGTGAAGTTGGACCACATTAACACTTACCGCAAATTGCAAGGTAAGGGTGAGTGGCAGGATATCACAATCACATTGTATGACCCGATTGTTCCTTCTGGAGCACAGCAGGTTATGGAATGGGTGAGATTGGGATACGAATCTTTAACTGGTAGAAAGGGCTACGCTGATTTCTACAAAAAGGATATCGATTTCTATATGTTAGGTCCTGTTGGTGATAAGATTGAGCAATGGAAGTTAAAGGGTGCATTCATTGCATCGGCTAACTTTAGTGATTTAGATTTCTCCTCTAATGACCCTGCTGAAATTGAATTAACTTTAGCATACGATTACGCTATTTTGGAATTCTAAAATACAATCAATTTATTATATTTGAAAAGAAGGTTCTCTATGTGAGAACCTTTTTTTTTAACTTTTTTATTTTGATATACTTATATATACAAACAAATAAAGGTTTATTATGAGCGATACAAAGTTCGATTTTCCAACGGAAATCATTGATTTACCATCTAAGGGGTTGGTATATCCAGAAGGACATCCCCTAAGAAAAGGTAATATCGAAATTAAATACATGACTGCAAGAGAAGAAGATATCTTAGCTTCTCAATCCTTAATCAAAAAGGGTGTAGTTTTAGACAAACTCTTCGAATCGGTAGTGGTAGAACCAAATGTAAACATCAACGATATTTTCATTGGTGATAAAAACGCAATTCTTTTGGCAACGAGAGTATTGGGTTATGGTGCAGATTACCAAGTAGAGATAACCGACCCATTTACATTAGAACCTCAGCAAGTAGTTGTTGATTTATCCAAAGTTAAAACTAAAGATTTCAACGAAGCTTCGTTAAATGGTGAAAACCGATACAAATTCAAACTTCCTAAATCTGGAAAAGAGTTGGAATTTAAGTTACTAACGCATGGTGATGAGGCTGAAATTACCAAAGAAACCCAAGCGTTAGAAAGATTATACAAAGGTAAGAGTGAGAAATCATTTGATGTAACCACTCGTTTGAAATATATGATTCAATCGGTAGATGGAAACTCTGATAGAGGATTCATCACCAAATGGGTTCAGAATGAATTCCTTGCATTAGATACTAAAGCATTCCGAAAATATGTAAAAGAACTAAGCCCTGATATGGATTTAACATTTGAATTCACATCAGAATTAACTGGTGAGACGGAGGCACTTGATATCCCATTTGGGATTAGCTTTTTTTACCCTACCGAGTGATTACTCGATACAACTTCATAACCAAATTTGGGAAATGCTCAACTTTGGTAATGGGTTTACTTGGAGAGATGTTTACTTTATGCCAATCCAATGGAGAAAATTCTACTTCAAAAAGTTGGTTGACTTAAAGAAAAAGGAATCCGAAGAATATAAAAAGATGGAACAAAAATCAAAAGTGAAGGTTAGACGATAATCTTCACTTTTTTTATATCTTATATTTATAGATGTATAATTGTATAATAGGAGATTAGATATGTCTACTAAAAAAGAAAAAATAAACGAAGGACTATTTGGTTCAGCAAAAAAGTTTTCCGATGCATTCTTTGATGGATTGAAAGCTAACGCTGTTAATAGAGCATTAAAGCAAGCCGAAAAGAATCCTAAAATACCAACACCAATTATCGATAAGATGAAAGCAATTGATAAATTGGCAAAAGAGTTGGAAGATGATTTGAAATACTACTCATAAGACATACTTTAGATGGCTAATGATGAATTAAAAAATCTACAACAGCG